TTGGCACCCGAATACGAGTCCAATAAGGACAAAGCTTTATGCTCTATTAGTGATGGGGCAACTTCCAAAATTTTGTTTTTTATAAAAATAACAATAAAAAAGATATTTATCAATAAATACGACAAAATGGCGAATAGAGTTCCTATAACAAGACTAGGTAAATTTTTTGGTGATAACGATTTTAACCTTGAGGTTGAGATGGGTCAAGAGTGGTTGGTTGGTGATATGAATTTCACTTGTGTACTTTATAGAGTTGATAAAGTAAAAACCAAAATTGACGATGTGTATGGTGAAACGGTTAAGGACGGTGTTAAATTTTTACCCCCTGTTGAGTTCAACGCATATATTGCAATTGCTGCACCTGAAAATAAATTCTTGGGTTCCACAAAAATGGATCAACTTGAGCCTGGTAATATTACCATGTCGGTTTATTTAAAAACTTTAGAAGATTTAGAAATTGATATTCAATTTGGTGATTATGTTGGTTATTACGATACGGAAAGTTTTGTGAGATACTACACCGTGGTTAATGATGGTCGTGTCACTTCAGATATAAAACATACTTATAAAGGATATAAACCTTTTTATAGAACAATAATTGGATCACCTGTCGGACCAAACGAATTTAGAGGATTATGAAAATAATAGCTGATGAAAAAGAAGGGTTGTTAAAAAATAAAATTAACAATTTAATTGGTAAAAAAGTAATGTGTTATTATGACTTACATAGACACACATTTTCGGTGACTTATAATGGACTTGTTATGTTAAAGGCAGACTATTTAAAATTAAATGATGTTGAGTTTAGAGTAAGACAAGGTGGAAAACAAAAAGTAAGAGACGAAAAAAGAAAAAATGTTCACGCATTTGTTATTGGTAATTTAGATGATTATTGTGAATTTCCTTGTGGGAATATTCCTGTACCTGAATCAAATGATGTGGTTACATACAATCCTTACAAATATGATTCTTTTGTTATTAAAACAACGGAAGAACCAATTTATAAGTCAAATGAAATTGAAATGATTAACATTAAAGATAAAATATTTTTAATAAACTAATATGGGGTTACCTAAAAAAATAAAAAAAGATCTATCATTAATACCTAAGAAGACACTTCTTCCTAGACGACATGAGATTGCCGATATGATTTCGGAAGATGGTACTTATTTACCTAAAAGTTTATTACACGCTGATTTAGATAGAGGGTTTTTAGATTTTGTTAAAGACGGACTTAAAACCGTAGTTGAAGGAAAAACGGTACCAATGGTGGATGTTTTAATAACAACACAAAATTGGGCTCAATTTGTTGAGACATGGGACTTTGAAAATATTGATAAGAATGTTGAACCACCATTTATTACGGTAATCAGAACACCTGAAGTTAAATATGGTAATAACCCTGCGGTTATGTATAATATTCCAAACAGAAGATTATATTACTATGCTAAAGTACCAACTTGGGATGGACAACGTCATGGAATGGATATTTACAAGATACCACAACCTGTTCCTGTTGATATAAAATACACAGTTGTAATTGTTTGTAATAGAATGAGGGAGTTAAATAAATTCAATCAAATTGTATTAGAAAAATTTTCATCAAGACAATCATACCAAACTATTAAAGGACATTATATCCCAATTATAAATGATGATATTTCTGATGAATCAATTTTGGATTTGGAAAAGAGAAAAGTATACATTCAAAAATATACTTTCACAATGATGGGATTCTTAATTGATGAAGATGAGTTTGAGGTACAACCTGCGGTTACAAGAATATTCCAAATATACGAAACTGAAAGTAAAATTAAAAAAAGAAAACCTAAAAAAGAAGTTCCTAATTCACCACAAACTGCAACCTTTACATATTCAGATATTGACACAGAAAAGGAGGAAACTTTTCATTATACCGTAAATATGCGTTTTATGGATAGTGAAAACGTGGATTCATATTCTGTTTTTATTAATGGTGATTACTATGGTGATGATGTATTAGTAATATTAGTTAATAATGGGGATGTAATTAAAATAACAATTAATAAAGATAATCCTTCTGAACAATCTTCAATAGTATTTACTGAAGAGTTACTTTAATCCTCCCCGTAGATATCTTTTTTTTCCTTACATTTTTCAAAAATAAGGTTTTCCAAAAACCTATACATTTTAATACCACGTTTATCGCAATACTTCTTTAGGGTCTCGTGTGATTCAACCGAAATCTTCAGGTTTTTTATCTTCTTAGTATCTTTATCCATAGGGCAGAAAAAAGGCAGAATAAAATCTTACCAAAATATAAATACTTTCTAATAAGTAAAGTTTTTCCTCAAATTATCAATATTTATATAATAAATAAAATTAAAACCAAAAATAAACTAAATTATGGCAACTAACGGTAAAGTATTCGTATCACCTGGTGTTTATACTTCTGAAGTGGATTTAAGTTTTGTAGCACAAAGTGTGGGAGTTACCACATTGGGTATTGCAGGTGAAACTTTAAAGGGTCCAGCTTTTGAACCGATATTCATCAAAAACTATGAGGAATTTCAAACTTACTTCGGAGGAACATCCGCAGAAAAATTTATAAACACACAAATTCCTAAGTATGAGGCGGCTTACATAGCAAAATCATATTTACAACAATCTAATCAATTATTCGTAACGAGAGTTTTAGGACTTTCTGGTTATGATGCAGGACCATCTTGGTCTATTATAACTCAAGCAAATGTTGATCCTACTACGATTGACTTTTATTGTGAAGATCCACAAATAGTTGATTGTTTACCTTATTGTGACCCTGCAGATTATAAGGTTACACCTTATGTTGTAGAATTTACGGGGTGTTCAAACTCACAAGGAACAATTAGTTATACAACTAGTTTCCCTGCTGAGATTGAAACTATTTTAACTGATCAGTTTGAGCAATTCAATGGAGGTGTATCAACATTAGAAACAGAAATCAATAATTTGGTTTTTGATGTACTTACCGACACTAACCCATTTACTGCACAAACTAATACAATATCTTATTTCGGAACAATTTATGGTCCTACTTATGATATTTTATCACCTATATTCACAAATGAAACTAATGTTTATAGTGTTCCGTCAGTATCAAGTACTGAAACTAATTATGAATCACCATATAACGATCCTTGGTATTATTCATTATTTACAAATAATGGTAATAATAGTTATTCAGGATTCTCATTCTTTGCTTATGTTGATAGTTTAAGTTTAATACCAGTAACTACAACAACAACAATTCCATTTACACCGACACCAACACCGTCGGCAGTTAATCCATGTGCTACGGCAACACCAGCATCATCACCAACACCTACACCAACTGCAGTTAATACTAATTGTTATACAGGTACAATTAATGGGGTTATTTATGAATACACAGGTACATCATATGTTAACTTTGATAATTTAGTTGTTGGTACATTAAGATCAAGAGGTATTGCAACATACGAAGATTCAACAAACCCTGTGTTTGAAGTAACAAATATTAATAACGTAAATTTAAATATGTCAGGACAATATTTAGGTGTTCTTAAAAACCCATATTTACCATTCGTTGTTAATGTAACAAATGATGATGGAACTGCATTCTCTTTTGAGACATCATTCTCAACTTCAGATTCTCAGTACATTTCTAAAGTATTTGGAGCAACTAACTTCCAAAAACCAAGAAAGAATGTTCCTTTATTCTTAGAAGAAAAATTCCAAGCTTTATTAAACTATGGATGGAACAAAGGTTTCATTAGAGGTTTAAGTTCAAACTTAATTGCATTAGATTCAGCACAAAGTGGACAACAAGATAGTATTGGATGGTACTTAGATAGATACCAATCACCAAATACTCCTTGGATTGTTTCTGAATTAAGAGGTACTAAAGTATTTAACTTGTTTAGGTTCTACTCAATTTCTGATGGTAACTCAGCAAACTCTGAAATTAAAGTTTCACTTATCAATATGTCATTCTCCAATGGAACGTTTGATGTAATTGTAAGAGATTACTACGATTCAGATGCTAACCCTACAGTTTTAGAGAAATTTACAAATTGTAGTATGGATTTAAATCAAAATAATTTCATCGGTAAAAAAATAGGTTCATTAGACGGAGAATATGCGTTGAACTCTAAATTTATAATGGTTGAAATGAATGAGGATGCACCTGTTGATTCATTACCTTGTGGTTTTGATGGATATACATTCAGAGAATATGATGGTGTAACACCTCCATTCCCTGTATATAAAACTAAATATGACTATCCAGGTGAAATTATTTATAATCCACCTTTCGGTTTCACAAATGGTAACGATGATGCAATCAGATCAAATGGTGATAACGTTAGAAGAACTTATTTAGGTTTCTCTAATAACATCGGATTTGATACAGACTTCTTCCAATACAAAGGAAAAAGAGCTCCACTTGATTTATGTAATGTTGATGGAGTTGAGTGGTCATACCAAACAAAAGGATTCCACATGGATAAAGATGCTAGTGTTATTGTAATAGGACCAGCGTTCGCAACAAGTGGAACACCTAAATACTATGTTGGTGACGCTACATTCCAACAAGAACCTACAAATGAAACAAGTCCATATTACAGAATTTTCTCAAGAAAATTCACAACAATGTTCTATGGTGGTTTTGACGGATGGGATATCTATAGAGAATACAGAACAAACGGAGACAGATATGTACTTGGTAGAAATGGATTCTTGAACGGAGCTTGTCCTTCACCAAGATACCCAACTGCAACAGGATGGGGAGCATTTAAACAAATCTC